GGCGCACAAGACGGGGCAAGCCTTGTCTATGGCTTTCAGCCACCCGTGAACACGGTACTCACCATTGAGTTGACCGAAACATCGGGACAGTTGGCCATTGGTACAGGGGCAAGCTTTAGTCTTGAGTACAGTAATAACGCCAATGAGGACGCATTAAAGATTGTTTCGACTGGTGTTAATTCATTGGGTAGCAATCCCTTATCGTTGCCCGTATTGCGCCTGTTATCACGCTATAACGCCTTGTATGACCATGACGCGGTTTACCTATCGGACTTTGATTTTTTAATCAGACGGTATCATGGCGACAGCATTAACTTTTTAGCGGTTTGGAATGAGCAAGTCCACGAACAATTTCACGGCTATAGTGCCGCCAATATCAACAAGCTGTTTATTGCTGTACAAGCTAAAAATATACTTGAGCAAAGTAATTTAGTCAGTGATATTCATACTCTAATTCAACGTGCCGACAGTAGCTATAAGCGCACCATTGTTGCGGTGATCCCCCAAGCGTACCCATTGACTGTTTCTGCTAGTGTTGCGGCCATTCACGATAGCGCACAAGTCACGCAACAGATTAAAGACACCTTATTAGCCATTTATGGCTTAGGGCAAATCAAAGTCTCACAAGGACTTAAAAATAACTTTAACCGCCAAGAGATTTATCAAACGCTGAAAAAGGCGATACCCGCATTTCAGGATGCCGTGAGTGACTTTAGTGTGTCCGTGGGTAGCTTGCCCGATCCCGTGTTACCAGAGCACTATTTTTACTTGCACCCAACAACTAATTTTACCGTGGCAGTCACTCAACTAAGCGATGCAGGGGGTGGATTGTGGAATTAACGCCCTTAGCTCCCTTACAAGCCAGTACCGACTATTGGGATGAAATAGACGAAAGCAGCATAGAAAACGAGTTAAAGCTGTTATTCATTGCCTTGTTTCAGCAATCACTACGCACCCAATTTCGGCGAATTGACCACTACGGCTATCCGCATTTGCTCGATGAGGCAGATTTTGAAACAGTACAACGGTTTGTTAAATTGGAAGGTTTGAGCCTGTTAAACCGTGAAACTGATAATCAGCCCTATATGCGCGAAGTGTTTAGGGCATGGCGTGGCCAACACCCACGGCGCGGTTTAGGATTTTTAGAATTTTACTTGCAGATGCTTTGGCCTAACGCTTGGGAGATTACCCAATACTGGCACAGTGTTTCAACTGTCGGCAATTATCCGTATAACATTGTCCCTGATGAATTAGGGGGCAGCTTTTTAACAAGTCGTGTCGGCGTTACGCTTGACCCCGAATTAGTTACTAATTTTAGCGAGTTGGCTAAAATGACACCTGCATTAAAACGGGTAGTGCCTGCGCGTATTGTTTTGGGTTTTTCAATTAAAATTACCCCATCCAATCCTGTTTACCTAGAAGTAGGGATGGCGTTTACACCAACTGTTATTTTGACGCTTGAAGATAGCGCATTGTTGTAACCCTGCCAAAACGTCCCTAAGCCACACCTGATAATAGACATAACAAAACCTGTTAATGAGATTTTATTATGTCTGTATCACCTGCCGATTTATTAGCCAAGAATTACAAAACCGCACAAGCCTTGGGGCAAAAAGAAGCTCAATGTGATGCTTATTTTGAAATTGAAGGCTATGAAAACTTAAAGTTTTTAGCTAAAACCTTTCCTCGACCCGTTTTAGCGAGTGCGGGTACGCTTGAGTCGTACTTGCCCAATGGCGTTAAGGTGCAACAGCCACAACAGTTACAAGTCGCGCAAACGCATGAAGTGAGTTTTTATGTGACTCGTGGCGGCCAAGTCGAAAAAGCCTTAAACGCTTTAAACAATAGCGGCGGCATTTTTCAAGCGACAGTACATTTAGGCCAAGTCGATAAACCTTATGCTAGTTATCCCTTAACCGATTGCTTTATCGCTGAAATCTCACCGCTTGACCAAGATATTGAAGGCGTAGGCCAGCATGTGATGATGAGTGGCACGCTTTACTATCACTACTTTGGTGAACGTAAAGAGGCGTAATCCATGACCGTTGCCGTATTAGTCACGGAGTTTATGGCCTCTCGCTTAACGGGGGGCTTGGTCTTGACCGAAGCCGAAGTGACGACGGCAATGGTTAAGGCAGTACGCTTTTTTGCAGGTTATGCGACTCTGGCACATTTTGCCAGTCAGCCTACACCGATCACACCAACCGTCACGCAAATTGATAACACCGTAGCATTAACAACAAGCGAATGGGCTATCATTCAACCGTTGTTTAATGCCTATGTTGACCATGAAAACGCCTTACGCTTAGAAGCCTCACGCGGTTTGGGCTTAGACGTTTTCGGGCGGTCTGTTAGCGAAATGGCAGGGGAAATAAAACAGCTTGAAGCAGACTTACCGCGCAAGGCGTTTTATCAGGCGATTGTGAGTGTGGGTAATTTAGATGTTTATTCAACTGAGTGATGACACGTTATTACCCTCAAGTCATTTGTTGTCGGCGATATTGCGTACCGATTTAGTACCTGTGCCTGTCTCGTTAGAGCTGGAGGTACGGCATGATGATGAATTAGCAAAACAATTAGCCGAAGGTCAAAAAATCTTTGTCACTGGCAAAGCCATTGAATTGCAAATTATCAAGTCTCAAATTAAACAAAGCCCACAAATACCCGATAGAGGAATTATTCAAATAACGGCAGTTTTATCATCTTGTGTCGCCATTGGTTACAGACGACAAAAAGCCGTTATTCTTAAAAGTAATTCTTTGGGTGCAATCTATAAAGCCTGTGGTGCAAAGGTCAGCATTAAAAATGATTTTACCGTGCCATTGTTTGTGTCGTTTTTAGGGCAAGTGCCGTCTGAGATGATTGCCAAGGTCTTGCAAGAAGAGGCCGCCGTGGTGCGTTTAAGCGGTAAGCAATTGGACTGTTTACGTCTAGCCGATTTAATGAAGCAAGCCCCCAAGTTAAGCCTGCCTCAAGGGTTTGGCGATCAGATAGTGAGTGGATTTTTAGAACGGCATTTAGTACCTAGTTTTTATTCAACAGGCGACAATCGCGCTGTTATTAAAGGCAATACCAAAAAAGTACGCGCTATACAGTACACGCCCCGACATAGCGAACGAGCCGCCAATAACATGACTTCGGCACTCATTACCAAGCAAGTGCTTAACCTGAGCTATAACGACGATTACCAAGCAGGGGACGTGTTTAACATTGGTAATACCCCTATGGCCATCATCACGGCAGCACACGTTTATGAAACGGAAAATGAAGGGGATGGCGGCAATCAATACACGCGCCTATGGCTAGGGGAGCTAGAAACATGATGATGTTTAAATATCCTGCCGTGGTGGTGAGTTATGACGGTGTTACCCGATTAGCGAAGGTAAAACTAGAACCGTTAGATGATGGTGCGGATACCGTGCTCGATGCGGAGTTACTTTATCCCTTGGGTGATAAGTCTAATACCGCGATTGAAGTCTTGGCCAATGATCCTGTGTGGGTAGAGTTTGAAGCAGGTGATCCACGTTATCCGATTATTGTCGGTTATCGTAATAAGCGAGAAGGCAATGATGATACAACACGGCGTTATCACCACCACGGCAGTTTTGAGATATTGGCTGACAACATCATCAAAATAAAAGGTGATGTGAAGGTGATTGTTGAAAGTCAAACAGTAGAAGTTACCGCACCTACAGTCACGGTAACGGCAACGACTGTTACCGTGACGGCAACCAATACAAATATTACCAGCCTTGTGAATATCACAGGTAATACGTCCATTACAGGCAATTTATCGGTAGCAGGGGCAATCAGTGGGACGGGTGGCAGTGGTGCGACGATTGCAGGTAACGTGACTGTCTCAACTGGTGATGTTGTGGCGGATGGTAAGAGCTTAAAAGGGCATACTCATCCTTATACTGATAATGGGGCAGGGATGACAACAGGCGCACCATCATAACGTAACCCTCACCAATTACCCCATTCTGAGCAAGCGACAATACACACAAGTCTTACTTATGTGTATTGTCGCTATGCCACCTAAAAACATCCCCCCACAAGCCGAAATTCCTAAGCCTACATGGAAGGAACGTGCTAAAAACTTTTTTATTGGCAAAGAAGACACACCCGAAGCAGGCGCACTAGCCAACATCGACTTGATGGATGTTGAGCCAGTTTCTACGTCAATTTTACTGGGCGGCAACAGCGAGGCGCGAAGCCGTCAACAAATTTACGCAAAATACCAACAAATGCAACAAAACTCTTTCATCAATGCAGGATTGCGTTTACACGTTACCGCCGCATTGGGTGGCCATGAAAGCAAAGGCGATGTGATCTTTATTGAATGTACGCCCGAAGCTGAAAAAGACCCGAAGAAAAAGCAAATCATTGCCGATCTGAACCACGACCTAAAAGACCTACTCAATAGAAACATCTATACGCTGGTTTTTAATGCCGTGTCATGGGGCGATGGTTATGGCCGTGTCTATACGCAAGATAAAGTCGGTGTCACCGATATGTTATGTGACGAAATGGTCTTGCCGCCCTTAGTGCAACCGTTTGAGCAAGGCAGTCGAACCGTGGGCTTTGTCGTCGGTACCGCGACTAATTCCAGTGGCGTTAAGTTATCCACCACGCAAATGATACGGGTAAAAATGCCGCGCACCCTCTACACGCCACAAGCACGGGTGATGCAAAAAGCCTTTAAGACCGCGATTTTAGAAGATGATTCAGCCAACTTGCCCTATTTGCCGTCATTGGTGGGCGGTAGTTTTTTAGAAGGCATAGAAGACCCGTTCAATCACCTTATCATGTCCATTTCGGGCATGGTCGGCCAACGTATTCAAGACGGCATTGATGAAGCGTTACTAACGGTCAATATGCAAGATATGACTCACGAACAGCAAAAAGCAACAATGCAGAATCTTGAACAAATGTTTGCAGAGACAGCCGCACAAACAGCTAAGGCGGTGAAAGAGGGACGTTCACTGTTAGGCAAATTACGCCGTTTTATCCCTGTTTGGAGTGACAAGCAATTAGTGCAATTACAGGGAGGCACAGGCTCGCAGCGTTCAGGCAGTATCACCATTGACGATGTGATGTTTCATGCCAAGCAGCTATCAGGCGGTCTAGGTATTGACTTGGCCATGTTGGGCTTTGCCGATTTGTTGTCAGGTGGCTTAGGTGAGGGTGGTTTCTTTAGAGTGTCGGCACAAGTAGCTGAACGCTCACGAATGATCCGTAATGCAGTGACTCACGCAATCAACGACTTAATCGACATTCATTTGTACAAAAAAAGCGGTCTTGCCTTCAGTGACAACGACAGACCGTGGGCTATCAATTTCTACTCAGGCATTAGCGCACAACAAAAAGAAACCCAAGACACCAAGTTATCCATGATGAATACAGGCGGCATCCTGATTCAAACCTTGTCGCAATTAAAAGAAATGGGCTTGCCACCTGAAGTCGTTAAACACTTGTTATCCACGCAGATGATGATGGATGAAGATTCGGCTGATTTAGTCGCCAAAGGATTAGCTAATGCCAAACCACCTGAAGGCCAAGACAGCACAGGGGGTGAGTAATGGGCGTTTTTGATGCTGCAAAAGCGAAAGTACAAGGCGCAACAGGAAGAGTAGGCA